CTGAACGAGTAAGTATTCTGCAATGAGTTTAGCTTCAGGTAAGTCAATAGCTTGTAAGACTTTCTCATCAACGATCACCGATCCTTTCTCTGTGTGCTTAGTTGGTTTCCAACCGAGAGACATCAGACGCTCTGCTATCTGTTTACGAGACCCTGGGTTAAACACTTGTATTTTATCTTTCAGACGTTTACCTGTCTTCTCGCTGACACGCTCAGTTATAATAGGTCTGAAAACTTCTTGTAGTTCTTCCTCAATTTCTGCCAGTCTTTTCCTCCAGTCAACCAAAAGGAATATTGCTTTCTTAACATTAAGTTTGAATCCATTTTCCTCTTGCTCTTTAACTGCAATAGCGACTTGATGTTCGATAGAAACTGCGTCACCCCAATCCAATAGATCATTACTAAGACGCTTATATAATGCTTCGGTAACGGAAACATCTTGTTTACAATAGCTGACCATTTCTTCTGTAAGGCCGCCGTCAAAATCTTTAAAGTCATCTTTGTAGTTTCCAAGTCTCTTACCCCACGACCTTAGCGAATGGCCATTTTCCAGTATCGGATTTAGCAATCGTGACATAACTAGTGTGTCTTTTAATTGGTGTTTGTCGAGATTCATCATCCAGTGTTTTTTCAAGACTGGTACATCGAATCCTATTATGTTGTGGCCTATCAGAACACTCTCTTCTTCCAAGTAAGTTGCTAGTTTTACCGGGTCCGTCCATACATTAATCTCCTTATTTTTTAATTCTTTAGTAACAGCACACCAGATATGAGTAGCTGTGCTGTTAGTCTCAATGTCGATAATGATTTCTCTCATTACTAAAATTTCCTCAGTTGATCTTGATCTAGAGCATACCCTTCTCCGTGACCAAAGTCACGAATATTTTTAGGATCTAAAAGCTCTACATCTGTAGCCCAACCAACTAATCTGTAAGTAGGGAACTCTCCGATAACTAAAACATATGCGTCACACTCTCCTCTCTTTTTCTTTTTAGTTGCGAGTAATCTTCCGTTCTCGTATTTAGTTGTTTTAACATCTACCTTATTTCCTTTCTTAGTTATTAAATCAAACTTAGAAAAAGCTGTAGCTCCTACTGGAGTAAGCACATACTCAGGATAAACGCCAAAGTATTTACAGGCGGCTATCTCTCCTCCGATACCTTCCAAATCTGTTTCCCAATTAGATTGTTTACCCATCTTTAAATCTTTTATGTTTTTCTTTCGAGCAGAATCATACCTCTCTTTAGCTATAAACTTAGCTATAAGCTGTTCTGCTTCATTTAATTTGATAATCATAACTCATCCTCTTCATGACGTTGCACCATTCTACCATATTCTAAATCATAAAGCAGCCGCCCTGCAGGTCCGGTAAGTCCAGAAAACCTGTTCTTTAGTATTCGGACATGGGTGGTGTGCCGCTCTGTAGGGTCTGGGTGCTGACCATTACGTTCTAATCCTATGACAATATCACTTAAATGTGCGATAGCACCAGAGCCGCGCAACTGTGACAATGACGTAGCAGTTCCTTCCTCATGGCCTTTACCCTCAGGTCGCTTCAAATGAGAAACAATAAACAAACAGATGCCTGTCTCCTGGCACAGCATTCTTAGTCTTGTCATTATTGCATCTATGGCTTCACGCTCATTACCATTATTCTCAGACTGAGAACTGACCACTATAGATACGTGATCCAAAAACACATAACGAGTTTGCAAGGCCTTAGCCATGTATCTGACTCTGTTGAGTATATTATCAACACTAGTAGAACCAAAGTGATCGAATAAGAATAACCTACCTGTTCCTAGAGTAGCATCAAAAGACTCACGTAACACTTCAGGCTCACATTCAACGTCAGGTAAATGTAGAGGCTTGTTAGCGTGTAACGACATTAAAGACCTGGCTGTTTTCTTAGTTGACTCTTCCAGGAACATTAAGCCTATGTTGTCTTCAGTGTTGTTTAAGACATGATAAACAATCTCTCTAACAAATTGGGATTTACCTAAACCTGAGCCAGCAGTGATAGTCACTAACTCGCTGTCACGAATACCGTAAGTAAGTTTATTAATACCAGCAAAAGGATAATCAACTAGACTTTTCTCTATTGGTTTAGATACCTCATCCCATAGCGACGCACCATCAACGATACCATCCGGGACAAATCTTTCTGCCGCCCACCAACACTCTAAGAACTTCTTCTCTTCCTGTTGCGAAAGAAAGTCACATGCATCTTTCATATTATCAGGAAACTTGAACATCTTAACCTTAGATCCAAACAACTCTGCTAACTGTTTAGCGGCGGCTTTACCTTGATCGTCATTATCCATACAAACAACTATGTTCTCAAAACTGTCAAGCCACTCATAATGTTTCTGAGCATCGCTAATAGCACTAGCCGCGCCATTACGAATAGAGACACAAGCATACTTACTGCCCATCATCTGGTACGCCGCCAGGCAGTCCATCTCTCCCTCTACGATTGTTAAATACCTGGATGATCCTTTGTTAAACAACTGCTGACCAAACAGGTTAGCGTTCTTCCATTCCCCGGTAGTTGAGAATCGTTTCTCTCTTACTCCCCGTTTCTTGTACGCAACAACTTTGCTCTGGTCATCGTGGTAAGGAAACCAGTATTCGTTACTATCATTAACCACTCCGTATTTTTCACAAGTAGCTCTTGAGATACCTCTGTCAGTTATAGAACGAGGCATAGCATCCTCTCCAGGCGGCTTAAAAGACGCTACACTCGTTTTATTCTGAATGCTTGATACATTACTCATATTTACCTTTCCATCGCTGTGACGAGCTTCTGAGTGGCTCTCATTGCAGACATAACACAACCAACCCCAATCGTAGTACGTCCTACCATCTGACGAACCACAAGAACATGGTTGATGTGCTTTTAACTGAACACCCATTGACAAATCCTTATAAATAAATTAAAATAACTAATTAGTTCTTATTAGTATCTTATAAACAAACAATAATAAATAATTAATTAATACTTCTAAGAGTTACTTCCTCTCTATCTTTCATTGCGTTTAAAGCTGTCATTACCATGTCAGATGGGTAGATGTCTAACAACTCAGCAAAGTCACTGACAACAGAAAAGAAATGAGCCTCTTCCTCAGTGTCTGCAAAGAACTGACCATCATCGTGTCCATCTCTATCGTAGTATTCGTCATCCATTATTCAAAATCCTCTTTAAAATCATTATTAAAAGTTAACTTACTAAAATCTAATTCTTGATGTTTGTAGTATACATCGTCCGATGCATTTTTCAAATCAAGTCTTTCTTGAACTCTTACACTGGTGTCTATCGTATGAAAACAATCAGAACATAAATCTAAAAACTCACCTGTCCTGTCAGATTTTCTAGTTGATTCGTAAGAGTTTAAGAGAGTGTTGCAAGATAAACAACGCATTATCCTTCCCCAATATCGTAATTAAAAGTCAACGCTTTCCATGAGTGAGGAAAAAGCCTAACACATTGATTATGTATTTGTAAAGCTATTTCTTTAGTTTCTATCTGTGAGTCTTCAGACATTCTCAAATTACACACTCTTGAGAACGCAAACAAACTACCAGACCAGAACCACTCTGTCATCATCGATTGCGGCAGAACAGTCCTGGCTTGTTCCTCACAGATACCCATCTTTAACATATCTTGATACGCTGCGAGACAAGAACGATGTATCCTGTTCTGAATGTCTTTAGCTTCTTGGTTAAAAGGTGACAAACCACCCGACCCCTGCTTCTTATCTGCTGTAACTGCTCTAAAGCCTTCCTGAGCCGTCCAGAACTCTGGGTCATAGTTGACATACCTCCTACTGATTTCATTCCAGCACAGACCTACCTGGTGCTTCCCTAGCTGCCTGGCAACAAAGATAGGAGCTTTAATTTTAAACTGTACAAAGCAGTGAGCAAATGGTGACCAGTGGTGATGCTTTGCTAAATACTTAATTAAATTAAAATCTTTACTCTCAACTGTGTCGTGTTGTTTATTAAAACTAACTCTAGCCGCGTTGACAACAGTAAGGTCCGACCCCATATGATCTATTAACTCAACCTTCATAAAACTCCTCCGAATCAACGTAACCCTCGATGTACTGCTTGATTAACTCCACCTCAGATAGAGTATGGATCACTCCGTCTTCAATCATGCGAGGGTTTAATTTACGATTAAAGAATGAATCCTCCTGTCCGCATTGGAATGGTGACATATCTTTCATTAATATAACCTTTCTACATCTGCAGTTGCGTCTGCGTGTTTGTGATCTAACATCCAATCATTCATAGCTTCTTCGGCTGCTTCATATGTATCCCAGCCAGACTCTATGCTACCGTCGATAGTAAAGAACCATTTACTTTCTTTCTCTATCTGCTTGATCTCGTCACGATATTCATCTGCACGCCCTGGGTCATTTTTTATCCAGGCTTTTAACTCTTCGATTTCTTTTGTTGCGTCTAAATATAACATTTACTTTTCCTTGTTTGTTAATTGGAATCTATAATATTTATCATCTAAAATAAAAAGTCAAGTTTTATTTTCAGTATTTCTGTTACTCTCTAAAATATTTACATTTGGTATTTCTGGTACTCTCTTCGTTTTTTCGCAATATGAAAAATTCTTCCTGTTGACAAAATGTGGATAACTTTTAATGCACCAAAATAGTGCATGTGTATAAGTTGTGGATAACTTTTATGCACCAAAATAGTGCAGTGTATAACCTGTTGACAAAATGTGGATAACTTTTTAAAGAGCAATTCCCGGCGGATTCCCGGCGGCCTAAAACAATATTATTTTTTTATTACAGTTAGATGACAACAGGCCTTTTTTCTTACACGCATTTAAAAGGCCCTAGAATTGCTTCTAAGGCCTTTAAATTTTTAGTTAATGGTTTTATCTACCTGGCTTTATTTAATCGCACTGATCGGCTTTATTTCGCGTTTAACGGTTATAAGTGAGACTGTAAAAAGACCAGGTTTTAAACTGTTGAAAAACTCCAAACATTCCCGGCGGCTGGAAAAACGTAAAACGGCGACATAATCGCCGCCGCTCGTTAATGCGTTAATCGTCCAATAATTAGAAACCATAGAGGCCGCCAATTAAATATAAACATATCGCTAAATGTGCCGCCGCAATGCATACCAAAATTATATTAAGCATGTTGACCTCTTTGTTCATGATATCGCCGGGCCTTAAATCCATGAGAGATGATAGCAATGTCGCCGCGCCGCTTCGTGAATAAACCATTACACGCGCCGCACGTTAAACAGTTAAGTTTTTTCCCGGCCTCACTACTAGCTGGACATTTAATCTCATTTTGGTTTAATTCGTCGGATTCCAGGCGAACCCTAAAGGACCGCCAGCCAGCGGCCTTAGCTTGTAGATATTCGGCCTGGTTATCAGTTGAGGCCATGCAAAAACGCTTTAAGACATATTTTTGATGATTACTTAACGCCGGGTTTTTCCATTGGTGAGTATATCCTGTTACACCTTTGGCCCCCATCAGTAAAACTTCCCAAATACTACCAGGTACGGCGGCCGGATCACCATAAGCCCCCAGGCGAACCATGCGACCATTACATAATCGCGACGCCTCATATAGTCCCAAACCATGACGCGAATCAGTCACCAGGTCGTAATTGCCTTT